GCAACTGATTAGATAGTTTCTCAATGTGCTTTTTGTGTCGTTTGATTTCATCCTTACATTTCTTTAGCTCATCCGGACAGCCTATCTCATCAAACATTTTATCATTGGTCATTTTAATACCTCTATTTTTTTAACAACTGATCGTGGATAAACTGTGACAGTACCAACAGATAACTTGTCGCCATCATAATTAAATGATGTAAATATTTTAACTGTCTTTGTATCTTTAGAAAATAAATAACCTATATCTTCACACCATTGGAAATTTAATTTTTCAACATCTTCTAGGCTATCAAACCAACTTGCGTCTGTGACAATATCTTGCCAGATAATTTTTACTCGTTTGTATTTAAACTTTGGTGTTCCACCAGCTTTCATATAGATCCTTTATAGTGACTTTATTTTTTGTGACTTCTAAAATTTTCTTTACCATTTCTGGATCGGGAAAACGTTTTACCTTTGCAGTTAAACACCAACGTTGAACTGACGTGCCGGGATTTTGCACACCTTTGATACCAAGTTCTAATCCAAAATTATAATAGGATAGACCTTTCTCTTTTCTATATTCTTCAAGTGTCATAATTCCTTTCTTTTATTGCTCTGATTTGTATGTATATATATCATATTTAATCCTTTACAAGTAAATTAATTAGTGTATATAATGTGGAAAAAAAGGAACTTATGAAAAAACAAGAACAACTAATAGAAGATGCTTTCTCAATATACAATGGTGGTAAAGGTTTAGACCATTGGTCATACTCATCAACGTCATCACCTTTGGCAAAGAATATAATTAATTATTCTTTTCCACAAGAAGTTAGAAGAAAGTTTCCATTTAGATACAAACCTAATTTTGGCAACATAGTAAATAATGTCGTTCAAAGATTAATTGGTGATAGTATCTGGACTTCAGAGACAGGTGTAATTGATGAGTGGGATAAAGATTATCAATTAAATTTTGATAGAGAATTAAAAGAAATAAAAGATAAACCACCGGTAGATGCAAAGGATGAATTTGCCAGAGAAGAAATGCTTAACTACGCACATGATTGTATTGGTATTACAAAAAAAGTTATTAAAGATGTTGTCGGTGATGAAAAATTACAATGTGAAAGAGCAGTAAGAAAAAAAGAAATGACAATGATCAAACCAATTTTAGGTAGGATTGATTACGAAACAGATGGCAACAAAAAATTATTTATAGAATTAAAAACTAAACCACCTAATATTAGAAAGGTTAAAAACAAGGAAGAGTGGAAAATGTCTAGTCAAGATATACCCACAGAACCTACAACAGATAACCTTACACAGACTTCGTTCTACTATATGTGTACCAAGAAAACACCTTACTTAATTTATGTTAATGATAAGGAACATATTATTTTTGATGAGACACATGAGTTAATGAAGAAAGATCATCTTGAATATCTTTATTACAAAATGGTTGAAAAGATTTTACTTTGGGAACGTATGATTATGTTCTGTAAAGGAAGTCTATCTGAACTTGCATTGATGTGTGAGCCACCAGAAATGAATCATCCTTTTTACTATAAAGATTTAGTAGATGAACAAAAACAACTCATAGCTAAACTATGGGGAATTAAACAACAACAATAACGAAAGGAAAACTATGTCTTGGTTAATATACAAAGGAAAAGTAATCGGAACTTATACTTTTATTTACGCACAAAAAGTATGGGGTCTATTACCATTTTAATTAATAAAAAAAACAAAAGGAAACAATGAAAAGAAATATATATCAAAAACTACATGATGCCTGTTTAAGTGCAAAGAGTGTCAAGAAAGGTGCAAAGGCAAATGGGATGCACTTTAACCCATTGCTACATGATAATGTACAAGCAGTTGCAACACAAGCCTTGTTAGACAATGGTTTGTATGCGACTTGTAATTATCTGACAGAGATTGTACCAAACATAAAACAAGTTATGGTCGTATGTACTATGCGAGTTTATGATGTTGATGATCCAACACAACATATACTTGTTGATGGGTGTTCAGCATTTGGTAATCTTGATAAGTTTGGAACAGGCAATGCCATGTCATACTCAAGAAAGTATGCGTTCTTAAATTTATTAAATCTTAAAACAGGTATTAAAGATGAGGATGGTTATGAACCATTACCATTTGAAGATTCTACAGAGCAATCTGTTGAAGAACCTACATATATGGATGATACTATAGATGTAGAAGCTATAATGGATGCGTTTACAAATACTAAATCATTAAAAGATTTTGAATCTGTTAATGAGCAGTATAAAAATGACATCCAATTTTTAATAAAAAATAACTTGAGTGCTTACAAGCAAGTATACAATGTTGCCGGAGTACATAAAACCAAGTTAGAAAATAACAAGGGTCAGTAAAAGCTGACAATAACAAAGGAGTAAACATGAGTGAAGATGTAGTATGGTGTAATTTGGTTAGAAACCAAAACAAGAACGCAGAGAATCAGCCGGATTGGGTAGCACCACCAAACCTAAAAGCACCAGAGGGTAAGAAATGGACCATAGGTGTTAAGATAGGAGACGTTTGGCACAATCAAGCTGGATGGAATGAGTTAGATGAACAAGGCAATATTACCGGTATCACAATTAAAATGACACCACCTAGTTCTAGTGATGATAAACCAACAGCACCACAAAATAAAGGGTTTCAAAGCAAACCTAGTTATGGTAATAAACAATCATACAAATTTTAATTAATTTGTATTTAGTCTTGGGGGAGTTTTTCTTTCTAGTTCCCTTTCGGTAGTTTTCTTCCCCGAGACCCTCAACTTATATGGATAAGAAAATAACAGACATAGACCAAGAGATAGAAAAAAAGATTATTGATGATCGCCAAAAAGATTATGGTAATTATCAAGAGAACTTTATTATGTTGGCAGAAATGTTTACGATTGTCTTGGCAGACAGTTTAAAAAAAAGAATTAAACCACATCAAGTAGGTCAATTAATGATGGCACTAAAGCTATATAGATCAACACGAAATTTTAAAGCCGATAATTATACTGATTTAAGTATATATAACAAGATGACTAAAGAGATACACAAAAAAGAGGTTGCCAAAAAGGATAAAGTATGACAAAGTTTAGAAGAATTATTAATGGTGAATGTCATTTTACAATGATTGAACTATTTGATGATGCAAAGAAAGCTGCAGATGTGTCCAATAAAGGAGAACCTGTAGAATGTAAAATTGATAATTTGAGGATTGATTTTACAACAGTAAAAAAGGATAAGGATGAACGAGATGAAAACTCGTCTGCAAAAGTACAGGGATCTTCAAGCGAAGAAACACCAGAAGTACTTGGAAGCAAAGCAGAAAGTAAATAAGTATCAAAAAGATTCTTATAGATTGCTTTGGAAGATAGAGCAGACAAAAGAACGATTAATGACATCTATTTAGTCATTAGTTAATTATTAAAAAAAACTAAAGGAAAACGTAGGGGATCTATGACTAAAAATAAAGTGTTTACAGAAATTAAACTTGCTATGAGAGCAGGACATTATCGTGATTTAACTTTTAAAGAAAAAAAAATATACAAGAACGCATTTAAGAATGGTTATAAGTTAGCCAAGATACATTGTAAAAAAAGAAGTCCAGAGTTTTATAAGCCAAGAAGAATTGTTAGCTATTCATTTGCCAAACCTAGTACAAGAATTATTGACAGTATTATTAATAGAGTTTGTGTTCGTTATGAAGTACACAAAAAAAGTTTAATGGCTAAAGTTAGAACACAAGATATAGTTAGAGCAAGAAACATTATTCACAACATCTTGTATGAAAAATATAATATGAACCTTACAGATATAGGTAGATATTTTGGACAAGATCATACCACAGTTTTACATTCAATAGAAATGAAAAAAGATAAGCGAAGATTTTGGGATGCTGGTCAAAGCATCTGGCAAGAGTTTACAGAATTAAAAGAAACTATTTCTTAAATCCAGACAACATAGACTTGTAAGCCTTTTTTGTAATAGTAGATTTCTTTTTAGTTCTACTTGTACCAGCTTTCTTACGTTTGTTTATGTTGTAGTACAAACCTTTTTTAGCCATCTTACCAGATTTTGTTTTGTGATAACCCGGCATTATTTTTTCTTTTTAGATTTAGATTTCATTATTTTTTTTTGCAAATTTCTTGGCAAAGTTTTTTGTTTTGCTGTTAGTTTGCTTTTTCTTTTT